ACTTAATACCTAGCAATGGCAACACCAAAAAAAACTAACCTACAAAAAATGCCGTATGGTACTGGTGGAGCTCCCAGGGAAATCCGTACCTCGACTAAAAATAAAGGGCCTACAGATTTTGAGGTATTTCAAGAAAGTTTAAGAGCTAGAGAAGGAGTGGAACTTGAAATATATGACCACGAGGGGGTTTTACATGGAGGGGTAGGACATAAACTTGTAGGAGAGGAGTTAAAGAAATATAAATTAGGAGACCCTATCTCAGAAGAACTAAGTGAGCGCTGGCTTAAAGAAGATTCCGAAGAAGCATGGAAAACGGCAGGGGAAAAAGCAAAAAAACTTAAAAAACCTGAGTTTCAATCTATTTTGGCTCCTTTAGATTATCAACTAGGGGGAAGCTGGCATAAAGACCACAAAAAAACTTGGAAGCTTTTACAAAAAGGGGACTATAAAGGAGCAGCAGTAGAAGTGAAAGACTCTAAATGGTTTGAGCAATCTCCAACCCGAGTAAAAGATTTTCAACAAAGTCTGTATGGCGCTGCAGACATGTTAAGAAGTGACGGGTCATTAAAATCTGAGCGGGGTTACTTTGGCCCAATGATTAATGTAGATGGTAGCACTATGACAGAGTTTTCTACGGACATGGAAGATGGAACAGAAATACCAAGCCTGGTTCCTGGGCAATCAGAGGAATCTTTGGAGTACATGCGCAACATGCCAAAAGGGCAAGGGTTTGATTTAAACAACCCCACAGAAGCCGAAATTGTTAGGGTTGCTAGGGAACATGCTATGAGACGAATAGAGCAAGGCAAAAACCCTTTTTATCAAGACGGAGAAGAACTAGAAGATGGACCAACTTTAGGAACAAGTAACTTATTAAATGGAAATTAAAAAAATAGAATGTAAGAGGTGTTTATCCTCTTATCCTGAAACGCTCATACCTACATCGGACCAGGTATGTGTGTACTGCCAAGCAGACGAAGCCGAACAAGAAATGGTTCCCGCTGAGAAAGAAGAAACTCCCACTTCTCCGCCTCCTTTATCGCAGGAGGAGGCAGCTCAACGGGAACTCGCACTTCGGGCCTTGGCCCGTAAACATATGCTACCTTTTGTAGAACGGTTCAATAATGACTATATGGCAGGATGGGTGCACAAGGACATATGCCAACGGTTGGAAAAGTTCAGTCAAGACGTAGAAGATAAAAAATCACCAAGGTTAATGTTGTTTATGCCACCTCGGCATGGTAAATCAACTCTAGCCAGTATTGCCTTTCCTGCATGGCATTTGGGTAAAAACCCAAGACACGAGTTTATAAGTTGTTCTTATTCAGGTTCATTAGCTATGTCCTTCTCTAGAAAAGTACGACAAATGTTAAGAGAACCTAATTATAGGAATATATTTGCAGGGACACTATTAGATAGAACAAGCCAATCCGTAGAAGCTTGGTTAACCAGTAAAGGAGGCGGTTACGTAGCAGCTGGTGTAGGTGGTGGTATTACAGGTAAAGGTGCAAACATTCTAGTAATTGATGACCCTGTAAAAAACAGAGAAGATGCCGAATCAGAATTTGGTAGAGAATCAGTTTGGAATTGGTATACCTCTACCGCGTACACACGGCTAGCCCCAGGGGGCGGGGTGTTGGTTATTTTAACACGGTGGCATGATGATGATTTAGCAGGACGTTTGCTAACCATGGCAGAAAAAGGCGCAGATCAATGGGAAGTGGTTAAATATCCTGCCATTGCAGAAGAAGATGAGGAGTTTAGAAAAACAGGCGAGGCACTACATCCTGAACGTTATAATGCAGATGCACTCGCGCAAATTCAAAAAGCAGTTGGTCCAAGAGACTGGTCAGCTCTATATCAACAAAACCCTGTTTCCAATGAAGGTGATTATTTCACTAGGGATATGATACGCTACTACGATGATGAAGACTTGGATTTGGACAAGCTTAAATACTATTGCGCATGGGATCTGGCAATTGGCCAAAGGGATAGAAATGACTATACTGTTGGCATTGTGGTCGGAGTCGATGAGTACGATAATATGTTTATTGTTGATGTTATTCGCGGTAAGTTTGATGGTTTTGAGATAGTTGAGGAAATTTTAGACCTGTACGAAATTTGGAGGCCTGGTATTGTAGGCATTGAAAGAGGTCATATAGAAATGGCAATTGGTCCTTTCTTGGAAAAACGGATAAGAGAGCGTAGACTGTACGAAGCATACATTAAAGATTTAAAAGTAGGAAGACGAGATAAAGAAGCAAGAGCACGTGCAATTCAAGGACGAATGCAACAAGGCATGGTATACTTCCCAAAGGAAGCTATATGGTCAGGCGTGTTTGTAGCTGAACTTTTACGTTTTCCTAATGGTACACATGACGACCAAGTGGATGCACTGGCATGGATTGGTCTTATGATGGCTGAGTTTTCTACGTATTTTGAGCGTATAGAACCTGAACCGTCATGGAGAGACAAGTTAAAATATCTTGCAAAAAGTGATAATAAGAAAACATCAATGAGCGCTTAATGGCATATAGATCAGACAAACCTAAGAAGAAGTTAAATAAAGCAGAACAACACGAACTTGCCCGTCAGCAATGGGAAGCGTACGCACGTGCACGGGACAATGGGCATCAAGATTACATAGCAGTTGCAAAAAGATGTGATGCCTTTTATAGGGGCGAACAATGGGACGCCGCTGACTTAGCTACACTAGACGACCAAGGAAGACCTGCTCTTACTATTAATACTATATTACCTACAATTAATACAATACTTGGCGAACAAAGTACGCGTAGGATGGATGTAACGTTCAAACCTCGAGGCAGAGGACAACAAGAGGTAGCAGATACATTAACTAAACTGTTTATGCAAATATCGGACAATAACAAATTGGATTGGACAGAAGCTCAAGTGTTCTCTGATGGTCTAATACAAGATCGTGGCTGGTTTGATGTCCGTATAGATTTTGATGATCATATACAAGGCGAAGTTAGAGTTACAACAAAAGACCCCCTAGATGTTCTTATTGACCCAGATGCAAAAGAGTATGACCCTAAAACGTGGAACGAGATCTTTGAGACTAGATGGATGAGTCTTGATGAGATAGAAGAAACATATGGGCAGAAAAAAGCAGATCAACTACGTATTACAGTAGAAGAAGGTTCAGCGTTAGGTACAGATTCCGTTGAGTATGAAGAAACACGGTATGGTGACACATATAGTGGAGTTAATTACCAACAAGGGAATACAACCAACCCAGAAGAAAATAGAGCATTACGTTCTATTCGAGTGATAGAAAGACAATATTATAGGCTTAAAGAATGTATGTACTATGTTGATAGTCTTACAGGAGATATGCGAGAAGTTCCTTATGCTTGGACTAAAAAGAAAAGAGAAGGATTTGCAGATGAGTTTGGGCTAGAGATTCTTACTAAAGTAGTTAAAAAAGTCCGTTGGACAGTATCAGCTGATTTAGTAATACTACATGATGACTGGTCTCCTTACGACCATTTTACTTTAGTTCCTTATTTCCCCTTCTGGAGAAGAGGACGACCTTTTGGAATGGTACGTAATTTAATTTCACCACAAGAACAGCTTAATAAAATTTCATCACAAGAACTACACATTGTTAACACAACCGCTAACAGTGGTTGGATTGTTGAATCAGGTTCTTTAAGCGGGATGGATGCGGATGATTTAGAAGAACATGGGGCAGAAACAGGACTAGTACTTGAATTTAACCGTGGTTCTAACCCACCAGCTAAAATTCCACCTAACCAAATACCAACAGGGTTAGACCGCATAAGCCAAAAAGCAGCTTTAAATATTAAGGCTATTAGTGGTATAAGTGATGCCATGTTAGGTACAGACAAACCTGAAGTTTCAGGGGTAGCTATTCAAGCTAAACAAAATAGAGGCTCTATGATGATTCAAGTGCCTTTAGACAACTTAGCTAAAACAAGACAATACTTAGCAGAAAAGATTTTAAATTTGGTACAAGCCTATTACACAGAAGAACGAGTAGTGCAAATTGTAAATGAATCAGATCCTATGAAGGGCAGCGAACCAATGGCCGTTAATCAAATGACACCTGAAGGTACTATTATAAATGATCTTACTTTAGGGGAATATGATGTAGTAATTGCTTCTAGCCCCACTAGAGATAATTTTGATGAAATGCAGTTTGCGGAAGCCTTACAACTAAGACAGGTTGGAGTGCCCATACCAGATGACATTATTATTGACTATTCACATTTACAACGTAAAGGAGAAGTCGCACAAAGAATAAGAGCTATGCAAGGTACCGAACCTCCGTC